ACCTAGATACGTCTTCGCAAGATCAACCGAGAATGTCCCGGTCATTGCGGCCTTAGTTTTTACCGTCACGCCGTTACAAACTGATGTCAGTGGTGCAGAGATGACATACTTATTGGTAGCTCCGGCGACTACATCAGTGCAATTAACGTCCACGTTGTCGCGGAGAGCGCAGACTTCGAGGTTGCTATTTACATCGGCTTTTACCCACAACTCGGAAGTCCCGTCCTGACCTGCGAGCTTTGCCGCATTTTTGGTGGAGCACTGAGAGTAGCTTCCGGTTCCAGAAGTGACCGTGACCTTGGCAGACTGCGCGCCCTCGGCAATGTCGTTCAATTCCCGAGCGACTGTAAAGGTGCCAGTGTCCTGCGTCCTTACCCACCCTTGAGCGACTCCGCTCTCAAATCCTGGGTTAGTGAGCAAGTTTTCCTGAGAGTTATACTGCCCCTCGACAGGCGTTGGCTGTGCGATAGCAACCACACTCCAAACAAACAGTAAAAATAAACTAAAGAGTTTCATATTGTTAGCTCCTAAGAAAATGTTGGCTCAAGGCCATCAATAAGTAGTTTAGCTGGCTCGCTCGCAGGTACTGACTCGTTAGCGTTGTCACGATAGAGCCGGATTCTAATTTTATTCCCTGGCAAAACCGCAATGCCGTTGATCTCCCCGATCAAGCTAGTCAGATCAAGCTCTCCGATCGACGCAATCGTGTTCGCTACGCCAGGAACCGTCGTCTGAGTATTTGTCGAAGTCCTGTTATTTGTAAACGTCCCAAGGATCACACCGTTGTTAATCAGCGTCGCCTGAGTGCGGAAGAATACGTTGCCTGTGGTTGAAGAACAGAAGTAGCTACCTCCGACAAGTTTAATCGGCTTGCCCGCTCGGTAGCTCTGCGGGACTGTCAGGGTCGCGTAGATTTCATTGTTTGAAATGTTGTCGAACTCGTAGAGATCCAAACCAAAGTCAAAGCTATTAACCGGAGCATTTGTCAGACCCCGCCAGTTGAGGCTAACTCCGCCTCCGCCAGCGCCCAGTGGGACAAGTTCCGTATCAACCACTTGATACATGACCTTCGTATCAGTCGCAAAACATAGCTGACCATTCGTCGCCGTCAGAGCATAAGTGATGAGGGCAGCTTCCAGACCCTGCTTAACATCAAGTCTTACAGGTGTGCGAACATCTGCACCGTCCAAAACTTTTTGAGTCAACGTCTGCATATCCGAGACTGTTACGACTTCTTTTAGCGTGCCAACCTCGCCGACTTTCCACTTGGAAGTCAGCGTGGAGTCATAAGCGATGGCAGCATTGGTTCCGTCAGTAATCTCGACTTCAAGGCCCGCAGGTGCTGCATTGGCCATAGCAAGTGTTCCGCCCTTGTTGACGACTAGCTTGGCGTCGGCCGTCTCTACGACTGTGCCGAGCTCAGTGTTCGTGGCGACTAGGTTTGTTACATTGAGGTTTTCAATGTTGACCCCGGCAGAGTCGACTGAAAGCGCCTCAGTGAATACTGCCTCGCCCGTCTTTTTGTACTTTAATGAAAGCTTTGTGCCCTGTGCAAGATCCGTGTGGTCTTCTGTCGCCATTGCCTCAAGGCGGGCAACTTCGATCTCTGTGCTGCCTGTGCCTTCTTTGGATTTAAAAGACACCGCACCGATCGCATCGTCTTCAAGGACGCCCGTGGTTAGACGCTTTTTAGCAATTAAAAGCTCAGGCCCGAAGGCGTTGTCAGCGATCGACTCTGCTTTGATGTTGCCTACGACATGAAGCTTTTCTTCAGGCGCTCCTGTGCCAATGCCAACTCTAGAGTTGATAAGGCGCATGACCTCGATCAATGTCGAGGCAGCGTCGTTGATGACTTCAAACTTCAAGTAACTTCCAGCGGTTACGCCTGTTACGTTGTCAGTAGATACTGCCTGAATGTTTGCTTGTTCGATGATTGCAGAGTTGTCACGAGTGCCGAAAAATTGAATCTCGCCGAGAATGTCATTCTCAAGAGTCTGCCCGCCTCCGGCGACTCTTTTCTTAGTCAGACGAACCAGCGGGCCTACAGCGTCGTCGGAGATTTTAGTGACCTCAAACATACTGTCTGCGCCTGCGAATGAGGCAGCGCCTGTGGTGAGGTTGACCCGGAATACCAGAATGTCCGAGACTCCCGTAAAGAGCTTGTAGTCCCAGGAAGTCGGATTGTTTGTCGTGTCGATCCAATAGCCGCCTGGGTCGATTTCGCTTGGACGAGTCGTGCCGGAAAAGCCCGAGATAATGGCATCCTTGAAATCATTCAGAATCAGGGCCAATTCATTACCTGACGTCACCGAGGGGACAATCGATTCAAACACTACCTGACTCATTTTGATCTCCTTAAATTACCGCCGTAGCTAATCTTCCATAACCTTTAACCGAAGCGTCAAACTGTCTTTCAACCGGGTTGTTTGCTTGGTCGTAGAAACGGATAGTAAAGCCCTCGAGCGTTCTATCAGTAATAATATAGTAGTCACCGCTTTGTGCGTTGTCTTGCGTGATCTGGATGTTCGGACTCGTACCCGGGCCCTTAAAGGCAGGCATATAGGTAATCCGAATTCCCGTATCGGGTGCCGTGATGTTGTTGAAAGTATCCGTCCGGTCTGGCATATCGCTACGCACAACACCGGAGAATACGCGAGGCGTTACACTCGGGACGTTGCTGATTAGGCGCAGGCGGAATTGGAAAATTCGCCCAGTGAAATCCCCGATGGTGAACTTGCGCCACTCAGTGAACAGGTCTTGGAATCCTTCGCTAATCGGGTCGATAACGTCAAGTGATGGCCACTCTGCCATGACATTATACCGATCTGTGGCGCGTACTTGAGTCTCAACGTCCCAGGAGCTCGTGCCTGCATTGGAAAGTGCCGGGACGTCTGAGAGAGGATCCCAGTTGCTCATGAGGTCGCCAACCGTAAAGCCCTCTGCCTGGATTTTTGACTGCAAGCGGACGGTGTATATCTCTCCGAGGTCTAGGAACTCTGAGTAGTAGTAAAAGCCCTCAGGGAAGTATTCGTTGGTGTCAGTCCCGCCAAGCGTAATCCGCTTAAGAACCAGAGAACCTCCGACAAGCTCTACCGCATCTTTGTTGCCCACGAGGGCTGGGAAGTCATCGGTCTCCTCGATCACGTTGAGATCAAAGAGTTGGGGGATTGAAGTCAAAGCTGTGGCGGCGAACAAAGACTCGTTAAGGTTTAAGTCGACTGCCTTAATAAAGTAAGTCCCTGTGCGCCCTTGTGCTGAGGCAAGCGTGCTGTCCTTCGCCGCTCTTAGTAGCGGGATAGAGCCTTCCCATGTTGCCCCTACGGTCTGCGGGCTGTAGCGGATCAAGTATTCTTTGAGGTCAAGATCCGGCACCGCAGGCCACGAGAAGCTCAAGACTTGGTTCGTGATGTCGATGTAAAGCGCCTCGACATTGGAGGGTCTTGCAGTCTTTCTCAGTGGTGTTGCTTCAACGGATGGCACCTCAATCAGTGTCAGCTTGTTACCGTTGGCGCTTACCGCCACGACCTTAAAGCTGTGCTCAATGCCCAGGAAAGCGGGGTTTACGACGTACTCGTAGAAACTCTCTCGCGTCAGTGTGGTAAGATCGTAACCCTGCCCCCGGTCAACGTAGATTTCGAATTGCTCGTAAGCTGCGCCAGTAGGGACATCCCAGTCAATGCCGATATAATACTCGTAGCTTGATCCTTCGACTCGGAATGTATTTTCCGTCACGATCAAATTCTGCACCGGGCCTGGGGCAGTTTCATCCGGGTTAAGATTGGTGTTGAGTTGCGGATTGTAAAGCGGTGTCGCAACTCCTGACTCTGCCTCGTAGACTGCGGGGGCATATTCTACCAATTCTAAAGTTGCCGAGAGGTCAGCGTTTGGGTTGATTGATTTGACTAGACACTCAATGTAAATCTTCCCGACCTCTCCTATGATAATGATGTCGCCGACCCCTGGGATCGCCCCGTTGACGTCGAAAGTATCCGAGTTAACTACGGAGAGTGTCGAGGTCAGGATGCCCTGAGAGGCGCTGCGGAAGACGTAACCGTATGAGAGGAGTCCGGAAGTCTCGATGCCATCGTCGATCGTGATTCTATTCCCGCTGACTGTCTTGACTCGGGCAGGAGTTCCCCCGGCCTTCATGACATCCTGGGCGTAGTAAACTAAATCTCCCCGAGTACAGACGAGATGCTCGAAGTCGACGTCGATCGTAATTCTTTCTTGGCGAAGCTTTGCCTGGGCAAGCATATACCGGCCATAGCGGAGTGCCTGTTCGTAGCTTGTGCAACCAAAGGCAGCTAGGTCATCAATGCGCTCTGCCGTCTCTTCATTGAAACCTGACTCAAACGCCACGACTTCATTAGTCTGCCAGTCGCGGTTGGGGTCGATGTATTGGACTCGGATCCCGTTTGGAGTGTCTGAGTAGCTGCGGCTTGATTGGAAGTTCCAACTATTTCTAGTCGTAAATACTTGGACCGGGGCAAGCTGTTCGCGATCAATCAACACCCCGTACTTGCCGTCGATGATATTCAAAGAAGCTTGGTAGGAGTTGCTGACAGTGTTAATCATCGACTGCAATGTCGATTCGAAGTCCTGCACAAAGTTACAACCGTAGCGAGGGGCAACAAATGGAGGACTATCCGGAGCGTTTGGCGGGATCTCGTCACAGTACGCCGCCCATTCGAGAAGAGATGGTGTGTGAAGTCTGTCTTTCGAAATAGGTCTTTTGTTGATTTGACCCGTCATTAGATCGGCAAATACCCACGCAGGATTGGCGGTGATTTGCTTCTGCCATGTCTGTGTGCCTGGGTTGTAAACATCTAGGACCGAGCTCACAACTGCGGAGAGGTTCTGAATAGCGCCGTTGAGTTGGTTGGTGGCGCGGATCTTGAGCTCAAGGAAAACGTGGCGCTTGTCAGTGATGATTGCTGGCGTATTAAAGCGTGTCTGAATGGCGACAAGGCTTAAGTCACTAAACACCCGGAACGTCTTTTGCGGGGTTGTTTGGATGCGAGTGATGCGCACTTTGTAAGTACCGATCTCTCGGGGGGTGAAAGCTACAGCGGAGTAAAACGGTTTGGTCTTGTTGGACGTCAGGGTTACTCTGTTTGAAGATGTTCCTACCCAAAAGAACAAGTTATCGCGTGTAGTTGCGTTGGTGCCTCCGCCGTCAATAAAAAAACCGTATTGGGAGCTAGTGGCCGTGTAGGCTACAATATCCGCAGGCAGGGGGGCGAAATTGTAACGGAATATTCCTCCGCCCTTGTTAATGATGGAGGTGACAATGCCTACTAGCTGCCCCGTTCTCGTCCTTATTTCTGACCCTACTAGGATCGGCTGCGCAGGAATGAGTTCGAGGTAGGTCTGCCCCTTCCTTAAGCCCATGTTGATTTGGGTAATACTAAATCCTG